CCATTCTCTAACTGCTCACCAATCTTGATTTCAGTCTGGATGGCATTACTTATTGTCATTGAGCCATGCTTGCCTTCAAAGTAAGTATTGAATTTTGTTTCTGAGTTATATACTGAGTTTTGATATGTTGAACCTGCCTTAGCTAAATCAACTTCTACTGGTTTAACTTCAGCCTCAACTACTTCTCTCTCTACAGGCTTAGTAACTAAGCTTTCATTTATTAACACTCCTTGATACCTATCAATGATTTCATTGTAAATATCCAAAGGTTTTTCACCTTCCAAAATCCTTTTATAGAACTCTTCTTGGGCATACCTGACAGCGTTTGCTTCACCTTCAGTATATTTGTCAGCATCTTTGGTAAGACCCATGCGAATCATATTCATGCCTTGTTTAAATTCAAAGCTATTCGTTAATGCTTTTAGATCACCAGAGCGCAACTTTCCAAGCATGTTTTGTACAGTAGTTGTATTTATATGACCAGCAGCAGTTGCCTCTACTATTGCATCATAGATGTCAGTATCTTTACTCTGAGGGTCAAACAACATAAAAAGAATGTCGCTAACAACTTCGGCATCTTCTTGGGCATACTTGTCACTTGTTAAGGCATACACCAAAGCATCATGCTGTTCATTGCTAATTTTGTCATTATCAAGCAGGTCGTGTATATCTTGAAGAACCAGAGGGTCATCTTTATCCATATCAGCTAGATTGAATAATGTGTCTGAGAAGTTATCATTGTGTTCAATCTCTAATGCCTCTTTTTCTTTTGTTTCTGCATAGTCATTATGTTTATTAACAGTGTTTTTATAATCAAGAAGTTCCTTCCATATTTCGTCTCTCTCTGTGTCTGTTATCTTAAAACCCTCTGGAAACATTGCAGCGATGTAGGGATTGTTTTTGATAAACTTATTAGGGTTTTCGTAAAACTTTTCAATACTATCCCAGCCCTCGTCATTATTCATATCAATAGCAAGTTGAGCAGTTATAACACCACTAAGGAAACGAGTCTTCAATTCCGTTTCAAGTGCTATAGCTTCATCAGCACTTAAATCATGTTCTAAAACTAATTGATCAATTTTTGCCTCTAATACTTCATATTGCTTTTCTACCAACTCTCGTTGATCTTCAAATTTTTCGGGATTGGTTTCTAAATCTATACCAGCCAGATTTGCCTTTCTAACCCAATCTTCAGCTTGGAACACAGCATCTGCAATAACTTCGTCTATATTAACAAGTGCCTCAGTTTTCTGCTCTTCCCTTTCTTGAGTTATGGTGTTCTGGTATGGAATCTCAGCATACTGCGCCATTTTGTTATTAACCATTGTCGTGAAGAGTTGTCGCATCCCTTCAGTTTCATCAAGAGTTTCATTCGCAAACCAAACCCCTGCTGCTGCTTTGGCAGCGTTCATATAACCCTCATGATCATTAACATGAACAAGACTTAATTCTCTAAAGGTTTTAAGAACTTCAGCCTCCATACTATTAACATAGGCTGTTGAAGCTCGTAAATTTCTTATTCTTTCATCTTCTATTCTTTGTCTTTCATCAGATTTTTTTTGTCTTGCTTGTGACGCAGCGTATTTCTCAGCAGCCAATAAGCGAGCAGTCTCAGCATCGTTTTGTGACTTCTCGTATTTACTAGCAGTTAGGAGGCGGGCAGCTTCAGCAGATTGTTTCTGCTGATAAGCTCTATTAGCACCAGCAATTTGATTAGAAAAGTTATCCATTGTTGCAGCTAAAGTTTCCCATGCCTTAGCTGAACCTAAGTCAGCCTGTTGGACTTGTCTAAATGTGGTGCGGTTATATTCTGGTAATGCCATTATGTATTCCAAGAATTTATTGCGCCTGACAATAAAGAGCCTGTTGCTTTAATTCGACCCATGCGAATTGCTGCATCTGCCGAATTATTGAGAGTGCGTATCTGTGATCTTGTATTAATCAGGTCAGCTCCTTGGTCTAGCTCGAACATTTGATAAGACCTGCTTGCTATAGTCGTGGGCGAACCTGTAGCACTATCAATGCCAGCAGCAGCCCAGTACGCTCTTTGGGAAGCCTTAATCTTTCTTATTTTGACCAACCTTTCCAACTCTCTGTCTTTGGCAGCACTCTCAGCCTGAGCTGCTTGATCCTTGTATGCTCTTGCTTGGTCTTCACCAGCCTGTCGATGTGCCTGAGCTGCATTAACAGCAGCCATTAGTGCAAGTAATTCCATCAGCCTGTCACCTGTACTTCTAAAGTTAGACCTAATATTGTTAAAGGCAGAGGGTCAGTCTGTGTTACTGTTACCTGAGCTGTCCTTGAATATCCTAATATCGGAACAGAGCTGATACCTGTAAATTGCTCTGGAGCTTTATCCAAAACACTCACTCCAAAACCTCTCACTGGTAAAGGCTTACCATTAACGTTGATTCCACATGTGTTATAAAGTTGAGCGGACACTCTTGAAATACGCCTTTTCTTAACGCTGATTGGACCACTATCCAAAGTGATGTTGGTAGGCATTGTCTTGATTTCAATATCATAGTTAAGACCTACTTCAATATCTTCTGCTGTTCTTGCTAATGTAATAGAACCACCAGAAGGAGTAGCGTTATCCATCACCGATGCGTCAGCACGAACACGACATTCTTCATCATTCAAATGTGCTAGTCCAGCTACCGATGCCGAGGCTGGTGAGTTTGTCACTTGTATGGAAGCATCCGTGTAATAATCATTATCTATCGCTTCGATAAAGTAAACTGTGGATAAGTTGATTGTTCTTTGAACATAAACATAAACCACATCTTCAACAACAGCCACATCAAGAATATTTCCCTCTGTTATATATTTAGTCCAAGCTGTTACCTTTTCCACACGATTGGTGATGAAAACCCCCATTGTTCCATCACCATTGACAACAAAGAGATAATTACCTTCATTCTCAACATCACCTGTCTGACTTGCCATTGACACTGGAGAGTTAATAATATGGGGAGCAAGCAGATTCACTTCAGAGGAAGTATATGATTCTTCGGCATAGGTAAATAAAAACTCTCGCACCTGTTTACCATTCCTCTGAATATACATTGTGGCACCATCTACACCTATTGGCTTAACAGCTTTCAATACTCCAAATCTGGTTTGTCTCACGACACTTACACTTGATGGTGTGATAGGTCGTACAGGAATATGGAACTCACCACCAGAAGTGAATATTTGTAGATGCCTACCTGAGATAATATGATAGATGGCATTAACTTGATCTGTGTCAAGCGTGATGTCAATAGACTCATCATCGCCACCCACACCCCTATCAAAATTGAAGAACTCTCCGATTACACTAGCCCATAATGTCTGCGGTCTGGCTGTTGCATTACCGAACCATAATCTTGATTCATGGAAAGTCACCGCATTTGGGTAGCCATGTGTAGCACTCCACACAGGTTCTTCCAGAGAACAATCAACACCATCCAAAGTATTATTGTTGATAAATTCCTGTAATAATTTTCCAGTAATTGTGGTTGCAGTTTGTGATGTAATTCTAATAACTCCACCATTGCCCTCGAACATACCACCAACATGGTCAGATGTTATCTTGTCAGAGGCATCACACGTTACTGTTACGTCTGAACCAATCGAATCCCAATCAGCACCTATAGCAAATGTATTGCTGTCGTAGTTCTGGTCAAAGTCATAGGTTGGATAATATGAGAATGTTATAGTTGATAGTGTCCAAGCTGTATGTGAGCCAGAGCGAACTATCTTTCTGGGAGCGTGGTCGTTGTGACAGATAATCAGCGTGTCAGCACTCTGGGTTAAACTCATCTCTTTGATTTCTGTAGCGTTCCAAGGCGTTGTGATGTAGTCAAGACCAGAACCATTTAAATTGGTTTGTTTAACTCCATCCTTGTAGACATACATCTTTACATTGGCAAATACCAATAGATAGGTTTGGGTGACGTTGAACTCAAAAGTCACTAGACGAACATCGGCATCGGTTAAAGTGTCAATGTATTTCATTCCACCTCTTCTTTTAACGCCACCCTGACCTAAACAGACTACATTGGTTAAAGTCTGTGCGCCCTTGTAGTAGCCATCATAGTCATGACGAGCTGCTAATCTAGGGTCTAACTCCCCTGCGGTAAACTGTGTTTGTGATACTGATGCTCTAGCCATTAAGCCCTGCCACTAATCAGTGGAGACTCTTCGTTTGGAACAATAGAAGGTGTTGCTGAAGAATCAATCTGTTTAGCCTTAGTCAACATCTTCTCAGCTAGGGCTGCATAATATTCTCCTTTGGTTGCGCTCTCCGTTATAGGTATAGCGAACACTGAAGCCAACTTATATTCAAGAGCCTCTGCAAAGTAGGCTGGCAGAAAGGACTCGTCAGGTTTATATGTATAATCCAGAAGGATTGATGTTTGGTTTGAATACAACTGAGAACCATAAATCTGATAGTTCATTATGTCCGAGTCCACATGCTGTGCTAATAGAAAATCAGCAGGTAGCTGAAAAGCATAATCCCATTGGTCTGCTGGAGTTGCTGTCAATCTTGACAAGGTTGCTTTAGATGAAGCAAACCTCCAAGGATGGATAGTAAGCAGAGCCTCAAATGTTGGCTCATATAAATTTGCAGCCACTAGAGCTGCTGTAGAATTATCGGTAAATGATGATATGGTTTCTTCACCAATCAAGAGCAAGGCATTGGATGCCAAGTCGATTGATGTGTAATTCTGTACTGATGACATAGGTAAGTGAAAAGCCCCCGAAGGGGCTTAACTTTACTTAGTCTGCGTCTGCAACACTGATTGCTGTACCATCAGATACATCAACCACATCACTTGCATTAGACAGAACAATCACCAACGAAGCTGTTGGAGTTGCAGTGTCATAAGCATAGATTAAATCGCCAACATTTAACTCTCTGGTGGCACTATTAAAGTAGCCTTCAGTGTTAAGCGTTGCGATAGCATCAGCAGATTTGTATGTCCAAATCTTTGGCGCATCAGCAGCACCAGATGAGGACAGGTTTAGATTTGCTCTAGCAAAAGCCATGTTAGTCTCCTATATTATTCAGTGATTTCTACTTTAACAACACCAGCACTGTCAATAGTGACAGCTCCAGCCTTGTACTTACCTAGAGACAACCATGAAGTCTTCTCAGGAATGTAGTTCACTTCAGTTGAAATATCAAGACCGATAGCAGCACCAACTGCTGACTTATGGAAAGCATAACAATCACGAGTTGTGGCTGCTTTTGCAAGCCCACCTTCAGCACGAGTTTCAAGCATGATGACATTAAAACCCATAAAGCTATTGATTTCACCAGCCACCAACGATCTAACAATGTTGTAGTCTGCGGAAGTGATAGTTGAATCACTTAACAGGTCGGTAATACCTTCTGCTGAACTTAACAGGATGCGATCACCTGATGGCACTCCATTATCATTCAACTCCTCGGCTGCGGTAATCAGTTTTGCCAAAGTCAAACCAGTAGAACCATGAGAGATAGTTGTACCTGCTGATAGAGCATCAATAACTAATTGATCTGCTCTACGACCCATCGCACCAGCGATAGTCTCTGCAAGTTCTTTACGCTCATCAAAATTCACCTCAGCAGCATCGAATATATCAGTATATTCACCAGCAACCCAATTCTCCAGCGTAACTGGAACTTTGGCATGTGAGATGTCCATTGGTGTAACATCAGTTTGAGATGCCTTCTGGTTAGCAAGACCTTTCCCCATAGTACGGAAGTTGTAAGTATCACCTACAACACCAGTTCTTAATCGAACTGCACCACGGAGTTTGCCTGCTGTCTGGAAAGCATGTTTTACTTGTGCATCGAATTGAGCCGATGCAGCAGAACTTAGATTAATAGACATTTGTCTTTTCTCCTAAATTAAAAAAAAATTCAATCAATTCAGGTTTCCGTATTCGGGCTGAATCTAGCAATTTTTACAAGTTGCTTGACTTATGAATACGGGTCTTTAAGACAAGAGTGTCCGTGTAATATATTTTACCACAAGATACCATTTTAATTTGTATCAATTTTTTGTATTACTTATAGATATTAACCCCTAACTTCGGCAGTGGGATGCGATCCAAAGAACTCCTTGAATTTATTATCAACTTCCTTTCTAAAAGAAGGTGAACTGCTGTATCTTTCATCTGCCACCATCTCGTAGAGTTTCTCTTGGGTCATTGAGCTGACTGATTTAGCATTATCGGAGGTTGATATTTGAAAGTCTCTCATCATCCCTCTCATTTTTTCAAGGACTCCAAAACCAGAAGCTGTAGTTGCTAATCCTTCTAA